CAAAAGCCGTTTCTGCGTCTACACTGGAATTAGTTTTTCAGGTGGCGGGTGGATTGAGCTTTCTAAGGAAATTGAAGTACACCATCCGCCCGACCTGCTTCTGGATAACTGCGTCGTAGAACCTAGACTTGCCATCAATCACAGTCTCGATGCGGACGCACTGGTCGGAGATTGTCGCTGGCTCGGCTAAGCGGCAGCACTTCGGCGATACGCTGAGCAGTTGGTGAGTCGTCTGGTCCGCGTGCAGGTAGAGTTCGACGCGGGTGGAAAGTTGGTTAGCCATTGCCGTACTCCTTCGCAAACTCAAGCAGTTCCTGAAACGTTGGCGCGGCTATGTGGTAAAAGCTAATCGGAGTCTCTGGATACCAATGTAGCGTCCAGATTTCGTTGGTGTCGATAGCACGTTGCTTGTGCTGTTCGCTTTTCCAATCTGGTCCATTCATTTCCCTGTCGTCGATTTCTTTGAGATACTGCGCGACAGTCTGGTAGTAGTTGCGGCATTCGTTGTGCTCTAGCTGGAGTCCGCATTTGTGATGCGGGAACTTAAATTCAATGTTCGTCTCGCATTCTTCCGATGGGCAATGGTAGCCATCGTAGTATTCCATTTCACGACCGCAAGAACACGTTTTGCTTGGGATGTTAGCCATTTTTGCGATACCTATTTGATTTGATCGACGCAGTTAGCTACAATCTTACCGGATGCCAACCAACTATTCAAGGAGAAACAGATTGAAGACAGCATCGGCCATCGCGACTGAACTTGGTATTCACAAAACAACCGTGACCAGGATCGCGGCAAAGCACAACATCGGACGCAAGATTGACGATAAGATAGCATCGAGTCAAAGGATATTCGTCCAATCCGATGTCTCGAAAATCAAAAAACTGTGCTACTTTTCCAGGGGAAATCCTAGTTTTCTGAAAAATAGTAAAAAACGTGCATAGTTGCTATTGAATCGCCCGAAGTATTTGGTAGAGTTACGCAGGTCTTAAACGAAATCAAAAACGTAGGGGTTGCGATGCAATACGCCGACTTTATCAAAGACAAAAGCCAGTGGAAGTTCGAAGCTGGTTTCAAGTGCGGAGAGCTTCCATCGTTTTTATTCGACTTTCAAAGGTATCTAGTCGAGTGGTCCTTAATGAAAGGTCGTTCTGCATTGTTCGCAGATTGCGGAATGGGCAAGACTGCTATGGAGCTTGCGTGGTCGCAGCAGGTCATCGAGCGAGAAAACAAACCTGTCTTGCTGCTTACTCCAATTGCTGTCGGCGCTCAGATGATAGGCGAGGCAGAGAAGTTTGGAATAGAGGCTCGACGTTCAAGAGACGGCAAGTGTGACGGCTCGCCAATCGTTTGGATTGCGAACTATGAGCAGCTTCATAAGTTTGATCCATCTATGTTCGCTGCTGTTGTCTGCGATGAAAGCAGCGGGATTAAAGACGCTAAAAGTGAACGCAAAGCGACGGTCGTTGAGTTCATGCGTTCGATTAAGTATCGCTTGCTATGTACTGCAACTGCTGCTCCTAATGACTTTTGGGAGCTTGGCACATCCTCAGAAGCTTTGGGATTGCTTGGCTTTCGAGACATGATCACAACCTTTTTTAAGCAAGAGACTGGCAAAGACCATTTAGGATGGGGTCGCACTAAGTATCGCTTTCGCGGACACGCTCAGGAGCCATTTTGGGCTTGGGTTTGCTCGTGGGCGAGGTCGCTTAGAAAACCATCAGACTTAGGATTTTGCGACGATGGTTTCGATCTTCCGCCACTTATCGAGAAAGAGTTTGTCGTCGATACGGCAGAGTGTAGGGATGGAATGCTATTTGCGATGCCCGGAGCGTCGTTGCATGAGGAACGATCCGAAAGACGAAATAGCATTGTAGAGCGATGCGAGAAGGCGGCAGGCATAGCGTTAGGCCACGATGGTCCGACTGTGTGCTGGTGCGAGTTGAACGATGAAGGCGACCAGTTGGAGAGAATGATTCCAGGTGCGAAGCAGATCAAAGGCTCGATGAGTGACGAGCAAAAGGAAGAGTATTTAACAGCGTTCTCCTCTGGCGAGTTACGGCACTTGATTACAAAGCCAAAGATAGGCGCATGGGGACTTAACTGGCAACACTGCTGCAATGTGGTTAGCTTTCCATCGCATAGCTACGAGCAATACTACCAAGCTGTTAGGCGATGCTATCGATTTGGGCAGAAAAAGCCAGTAAACGTATCGATCATTGTGGGCGAAGGCGAGGCAGGTATCCTCGAAAATTTAAGGAGGAAAGCCGCACAGTCGGCAATTCTCTTTGAGTCAATCGTAGCTCACATGAAAGATGCGATGCACTTGCAGACGCAGGATTTTTTCCCAGAGAGAGAGGTAGTTCCATCATGGCTGTAATAGATCAGGTAATCACGGATCGTTATGCAATTTACAACGGCGACTCAGCGGAAGTATTTGAAAAGCTACCAAGCGAGTCGATACACCACTGCATCTACTCGCCACCATTTGCGACTGAAAATGGCGGCTGTCTTTACAACTACTCGTCTTCCGTTCGCGACCTGTCTAACGCAAGGACTTACGACGAATTTTTTCAGCACTACGAGTACATTTGCGAACACATCGCAAGGGCTCTTATTCCAGGCCGAATAGTCGCAGTCCATTGCATGGATGTTCCGAAGCAAGGCAGCAACATTTGCGGATACTCAGACTTTCCAGGAAAGATAATCAAGCTACATGAAAAGCTTGGTTTCGACATGCTGCCTAGAATTTGCATTTGGAAAGAGCCATTAGCGGTGCGACTGCGAACAATGGCAAAGGCTCTTGCACATCGTCAGATTTGCGAGGACTCGACGCAAACGAACATAGCTGCCGCCGACTACCTGCTGACGTTTCGCAAGCATGGCACTAATCCAATTCCAGTCACTCATCCGCAAGGACTTCTGGAATACTACGGATCGCGAGAGATTCCGCATGACCTAATGCGGTATCGAGGATACGATGGCAAGCAAACAGAGAACAGATATTCTCAGTATGTTTGGCGAAACTATGCGTCGTGCTTTTGGGATGATATTCGGCTGGACAACGTTCTTCCATACGAAGAGTCAAAGGACGAGCAAGACGAGCGACATCAGCACCCGCTGCAGCTCGATGTTATTCAGCGAGCTGTTCAGATGTGGACTAACGAAAACGAAGTCGTAGCTACTCCGTTTATGGGCGTCGGGTCTGAGGTCTATGGTCCGGTGAAGATGGGCCGAAAGGGAATCGGATGCGAACTAAAGCCAAGTTATTACCGGCAAGCTGTTAGAAATCTTGCATCGCTGACAACAGAGGATTGCAAAGACGACTTGCAGATGTCTCTTTTCGGTGATGAGGCTTGCAATGGGCAATAACTACAGGAATCGTCGTGCACGCGGACAGTGTGCGGACTGCACTAAGCAATCGCAGGCGTTTCGCTGCGAAGACTGTAAGGTAAAGCTAAACGCTAGGCTTCGAGATTGGAGGTTTAATCGTTCAATGAATCAAGAAATGGAACGTCGCAATCAATCTCAGGAGGTCGCACCATGCAACTAGATCTCGGACTCACCGACACGCCCATTTCCACCGTCACGCCCACCGAATCCCTATCCCGTTCAGCATCAGCCAAGCGAGACTCACACCGCCAAGTAACCATCGGCGATTCCCACGAGCGAATCTATCAAGCGCTATTGCAGTGCAGCGATGGACTAACGCGAGAAGAGATTGCACAGCGAACTGGAATGAAGCTTTCTACGGTATGCGCGAGAGTCAACGAAATGCTTAATGCAAGCCCATCGAAGATTTACACCGGAAGCGAGCGACGGAATAAGTGTTCAGTAGTTTTCGCTAGGAGCTAAGCATGACATTCAAAGAAATCTGGAATCAGCTTTGCAAGAAGTCGCCAAAGCTAGAGAACGGAAAGTCATCTGTCGAGATGGACGCGGACAACTTGAAGACGTTGCTAGAACAAGTCTACGACAAGGGTTTTGAGGCTGGCAAGAAAGTCAATCCGCCAGCAAGTTCAAGCTCGTTGTTCGGTTCAAACGGTCCTTTTGGATTTGGAGGATAACCATGCTAACCACTCCCCTCCGCAACCTCAAACCATCGCGCGTTCTAGTCCGCCTGCAAAACTCTGCTTGCGTTCGACCAGCAACGGAGCGCGAGATTAGCGAGTTAGCCGATGTGCTGGTGAGTCGATGGCCGGAAGATGAAACATGGGTCGCAGTGTCAAGCGACAAGAAGAGTAAGTTTGGAACGGTACTGGTAACGGAGTAGAGCCAAGCCTACAACAGCTATGCGAGCTTATGCCGTCACGCTCTGCGGCTAGGTTTTCTCGGGACGGGCAAGGAGGCCCATTTTATGATTGCGTTAGAGTTCATTTGGTTGGCGGCGTTTGCGTTCGGAACGGTTGTTAATTGCTACGGGATGGTTCGTCATGGTCGATAAAAAATTCATGCTTCGTCGCGAGCAAAACCCAGTCGAGAAGCAGTGCGACATCTGCAAAAAGTCGTTCATGTCTGTCAATGGAAAGCTGCGATGTTCAGACGAATGTGTCGCGGAGTCAAAGCGAATAGCGGC